GTAGACAGAGCCTTTTGGGAATCAGAAGTGCTGAATCAGATTTTTGCAATGTGGTTCAGAGAATATTCCCTGGTCAATCCCACCGGAGAGTTCCGGACGCCACGCCACACTTGGTTCTGGGATGGATTTGTCCATGTAGACCCGACAAAAGAAGCAAATGCCCAGCAGATAAGACTTGCAAATCACACTACCACTCTGGCTGCTGAATGTGCCAAAGACGGCCGTGATTATATGTCGGTACTGCGGCAGAGAGCAAAAGAAATCAAACTGATGCGGGAGTACGGCATCCCTGTCCCGGGAGAGCAACCGGCATCACAACCCACGGAATCAGAAGAAGATTCCCAACAATAGGAGAATGAAAAAGATGAGTGAATTTACGCTCATTGAAGCTGCCTATGGTGGCAAGCCGAAAGTTTCTGGACTTGCCTACGGCGGTGGAAAGATGAATTTGCCGGGATGGAAATTCCCGGTAGTGGTCGATCTGGCGGGAATGGAGATTCCAGATACCGTTCCTTTGCTGACAAACCATGAAAACAAAACTGACAGCCGTGTCGGAATGATTTCTGCCAGCATCAAAAACAATGCTCTGGAAATCACCGGGGAAATCGTTTCTGACAGTAAGGACGCCCATGACATCGTGGCCCAGTCCAAGGCAGGAGCTGACTGGCAGCTCTCCATCGGTGCGGATGTCAGAGAGTGTGAATTGGTGAAAGGCTCCCGCGAAGTCAACGGCCAAACCATTGACGGTCCCTTTTATCATATTCAGAAATCAGTATTAAGAGAAGTTTCCGTGGTGGCGGTCGGCGCGGATGCTTCTACAAAAATGCGTGTTACCGCCCAATTCAATCTTATCAATAACAAAGGAGAAGTCATGACTGACGAAAACAAAAATCTGAAAGCGACGGGTGCAGAAAATGCGGAACTGGAAAAAGATGAGCGCAAGGCACAGCCGGAGGAAGTCAAAGCAAAAGCTGAAGTGGACCTTGCTGCGACTGCAAAAGATGCCGCTGTGGCTGCTGTCAAAGCAGAGCGTGAACGCGTGAGTGAAATCCAGGCAATCTGCGCCGGTGAATTTCCTGAAATTGAAAAGCAGGCTGTTTCTGCCGGTTGGTCTCCTGAAGTGGTTACCAAAAAAGTCCTTGAAACTCTCCGTGCCGAACGTCCTGCCGCCAGCGTTAATATTGCCATCCACAGTAAACCGGAAGGCGGTGAAATGCGTAAAACCCTTGAAGCTGCAATGAGTCTGCGTGTTGGCGTTTCTGCTGATGCTTTGGAAAAATCTTACGGAGCGCAGACCGTTGAAGCGGGGATGCGTGAAATGGATATGCCCCTCAAACAACTGATGGTGGAGTGCATGAAACTTGACGGTATTCCTTACAGTCGTGGCTTTGACAATGAAACTATCCGTGCCGCTTTCAGTTCTGTTTCCCTGCCGGGTATTCTTTCCAATGTGGCAAACAAAAAACTGCTTCAGAGCTACGAAGCCCAGCCGGTCATCGCTACCAAACTCTGTTCCACCGGGGATCTCAATGATTTCAAAGAAACGGAAAGATTCCGCTTGACGGATGTCGGTGATCTGCTCCCGGTTGCCGCTGACGGTGAAATCAAGGACGGCGGTCTGTTGGAAGAAGCTGCGACCAACCGTTTGGAAACTTACGGCAAAAAATTCTGCCTTACCCGCAAAATGATCATCAACGATGATTTGAACGCCTTTATGAAAGTTCCGGTTGCCATGGGTAACAGAGCGGCAAGATTGATTGATCAGCTCTTTTTCTCCCGTCTGCTTCAGAACCCCGCCCAGAATGATGGTAAGGCTCTGTTCCATAACAGCCACCGCAACATTCTGACCGGGGCATCCAGTGCATTGTCTGCCGACTCTCTCAAAAAAGCGGTTCAGCTCTATCTGGACCAGGTGGATGCGGACGGGCAGCCGATCTCCGTTGAACCCCGGTATCTGCTTGTGCCGACTGCATTGAAACATCTTGCCATTGAACTCACCCGCGGAGCTACTCTGGTGATGAGCGGCGGTACTGAAAACACTGTCAGACCGGCAATCAATGTCCTTGCCGATGAAAATCTGCAGGTGGTGTCCAGTCCTTATCTCGGCAACGCGGCCTATGACGGTAGCAGCCAGACTGCCTGGTATCTCTTCGGTGATCCGCGTACTGTGGATACTTTTGAGCTTGGATTCCTTAAGGGCAAACGCACTCCTACCATTGAGCGTGGCGAAACTGATTTCAATACGCTGGGGATGTGGTTTCGCGTTTACTTTGATATCGGCGTCCGTGAGCAGGACTTCCGCGGTATGGTGAAAGCCAATGGTGCTGCCTGATCTGACAACATTCAAAATTTGGAGAAAACTTTATGATTGCACGTTATGTTCATGAGGGCAAGTCCCTTGATTACCGTCCGTCCGAAGCTGTTGCTGCCGGAGAAGTCATTGTTCTGGAATCTCTTGTCGGCATTGCCAGACTGGATATCGCTTCTGATACTCTGGGTTCTCTTGCGGTGACCGGTGTTTTTGAAGTTGCAAAGGCATCCGGAGAAATTTCCGCAGGCGTTCCCCTTTACTGGGATGCCAAGAACAAAAATGTCACCACTGCTGCTGCCGGTAACATCTACATCGGTAAAGCAGTTGCCAGTGCCGCATCTGCGGATGCAACCGTTCATCTCCTGCTTAATGCTCCCTATGTGGCAGCAGTCACTGCGTGATGAATATTATGGAACAGGCTGCTCAATGGCTTGATTCCCAACGGCGCAATACCCTCTCTGTTCCGGCGGTTTATATCTGCCGGGGCGGAGAGAGTTTTAACATCTGTGCCACTCTGGGAAGAACGCTGTTCAGAGCCGAAAATGAATACGGTATGACGATCCGGACAGAATCGCGGGACTTTATTGTTTCCGCAGCAGATTTGCCGGTCGATCCGGTACAGGGAGATACAATTCAGTATGATGGACGCAAGTATGAAGTCCTTGCTCCCAACGGAGAACCGGTTTGGAGATGGTCCGGTTCACAGCATCTTGTCCGCAGGATCCATACCAAAGAGATAGGAATAATATAATGGCAAATGGAGACATTCCCGACCATCGGGATCTTTGGGACGCGGTCAATCAGTCCCGGCTTGAGCTTGCGGAGTTAAAGGGTATGATAAAAATGCACTTTGAAGCAGGTCAGCATCATTATCCGCCCTGCAAACCGGCTTCCGATATGCAGAAAACAATGCTTTCGGCATTGGGAGCTGCTCTGCTGGCACTGCTTGCTGCAATCGGCAATATTGTTGTAGCGTTCCTGAAAGGAGGAGCATGAGCGAAGTTTTGAAACTTGCTGAAGCTGTAACGGCAGAACTTGCAGAATACAATGCTGAATTGCTGTTTTACCCGGAATTTGAACTCCGGGATTTGGAAACCATGAAAGTGGCAGTAGTACCTGTTGCCACAGAATACAAAACCCTTTCCCGGGCATCCCATGAAGAACTTCTGAAAGTTCAAATCGGATTTATGAAACGGGGAATTGAGGATGAACTTCCGGAACTGCTTCACACTGTGGAGCGTATCGGCCTGGGATTTCTCAACAAAAAACTTGCCGGAGCAATTTGCATCGGCGTTGGGTACAACCCCATCTACAGTCCCGAACATCTGCGGGAAAGACGGCAGTTCACTTCCGTCATGGAACTCACCTTCAAGCAGATACGCTGATGATAAAAGGTGCAGATGTAAGAGTTGAATTTGATACTCACGAACTGAAAAGAACGATTCAGAAAAGCGGCACAAAACCACTTACCCGTGCCGGAGCATACATCCGGAAATCAGCCCGGAATGCTGTGTCGAGGTCAAAACATTCCTCCGCACCGGGAAAACCTCCGCATACCAGACGCGGATTACTCAAACGCTCAATCCTCTTTGGCGTGGAAAAGGAACGGATGACTGTTGTCATCGGTCCGGCTGAATCTTTTATCGGTATCTCAATGACGGCTCATGAGTTCGGCGGTATGTACCGCAAAAGAAAATACCCAAAGCGTCCGCTTATGGGACCTACACTTGTAAAAGTCGCTCCCCAGTTGCCGAAACTGTGGGAAGACACTCTCAAACCTTAAAAACAGGAGTTTTATTTATGGCTGTTGTTCTTGGTCTTGATGCAATTCTGATGCGTGGCTCTGCCGGTCAGACCGCTGCCACTGAAGTCAAAAATGTAAAGGACCTCACCCTTTCTATGGAATCCGGAGAAGCAGATGTGACCACCCGGGCCACCAGTGGCTGGAAAGCATCTATCGCAACTCTCAAAGAAGCGTCTCTGGAATTCGGAATTCTGTATGATACGGAAGACGCAGATTTTACTGCATTCCGTGATGCCTACTTCGGCAATACCCCTCTTGCTCTTTTTGTAACTGACGGGAATGGAAGCGGATTGGATGCCGACTGGTCCATCACCGGATTTTCCGTTGAGCAGCCTTTGGAAGAAGCATTGACTGTAAGCGTCACTGCAAAACCGACTGCATCCACCCGTGCCCCTGCGTGGGTATAAAAACATATTTATATAAGGAGTATGCCCAATGAAAAGTTTTACCGATAATGCCGGACGCATCTGGACCGTGGCAGTAAATGTTGCTGCCATCAAGCGTGTCCGTGCAATCTGTGATGTGGATTTGAATGCCATTGTAGAAATGGATGAGAAAAACAATCCCAGCACCAAACTTCTGGAAAAACTCTCCACCGATCCGGTTCTGCTCGTTGATGTTCTCTATGCAGTCTGCAAAAATGAAGCAGATGCCCAGGGCATCACCGATGAGGATTTCGGCAGAGCTATGGCAGGAGATGTTATCGATCATGCCACTGCTGCTCTTCTGGATGAGATCGTAAATTTTTTCCCGGAAGCGAAGCGTCAGGCGTTTCAGAAGATCCTCTCTGCCACCCGACGCTTCGAAAAGATTGCCCGGGGGAAACTGGAAAGCCTGATCAGCGACGGCAGGTTCGAGGAAGAACTGGTCTCAAAACTGGAACAGTTGACCGGCTTGTCTGCGAATGTGCCGGGATCTGCGGAATAAATCCTGATCCGTTCACTCTGCGGGAATTGCTGGTTATGGCAGAGGGGCGCGGAAGATTTGAGTGGAACAGAACAAGCTC